TACTTTATGGATAATCAATGAATTGGCAAACTGAACTTAACTCAAGTTTAAGCTGGATTTTGACCGCACTTTTCTGGGTGATTGTATGCTTTAGCGTGACGACACTGGCACTCAAACAAACCACATTTGGTCAAAAGTTTTGGCATATTGCATCCCCGTCGATTAATCGTCGTAACAGCATCAAAATAATCCTTATGCTATTGGTGTTGTTTACCATGATTTTGTTAGAAGTACGCTTCAGTGTTCTCAATTCTTTTTTCTACAATGGACTTTATAGCTCCATGCAGGAATTAGATGCGGATAAGTTTTGGTTCTTTGCAAAACTAAATGCCCTATTAGTATTAGTACAAGTTATCCACTCCATTGCCGATTATTTCTTGCAACAAGTATTTGAAATCCGTTGGTTGGAAAGCTTAAATAAAGTCCTTGTTAAACGGTGGTTAGAAAATAAAAAATACTATCGTCTTAAATACGAAAAAGATCTGCCCGATAATATTGATCAACGTATTGAACAAGATGCACGTGAATTTATCAGTAGCACCGTCAAAATTGTGCGCGGTATGATTAATTCTATTTTGACTACCATAGAATTCACCATTATTCTTTGGTCACTTTCTGGAATATTAAGTCTTTTCGGTTTGAATATCGAAAAAGGCGTCGTTTTCTTTATTTATGCCTTTATTATCCTGGCAACATTAATGTCTGTATGGATTGGTCACCCTTTAATCAAGCTGAACTTCAATAAAGAAAAACTCAATGGTGACTACCGTTATTCTTTAATTCGAG